TCCTGGACGAGCGTGGGGACGGACGACCTGAGCTCGAATACGGGCGCGGTGTCGGGTGCGGTGACGGCGTTCGCGGGCGTCGAGACGATGTTTGCCTACGCGGCGCTACTCGACAAGGACACCAATACGGGGTATCTGTGCAAGTTCGGGGCGTGGGTGGCGATGGGCGTGCGGGGTCCTCGACAGTCAACACTGGTGACTGCGCTGGGCTCGCAGGGGACGGGCGAGCCGGTGCACATCGACGCCTGGCACGGGAGTGTGTCGATCCCGTTCGTGAATCGAGCGATTCAGGCGCTGTTCGTGTCGCAGCTCGGCGCGGTGGCAAACCATACGCGGACCTACATCGGATTTTCTGACGGCACGATTGGCTGGATCAGGAACGCCTGCACGCCGAATCCCGCGGGGTGCAGCCAGTACCGCTACTTCGTGGGCGACGGGTGGGTCGATCTGCCGACGTGGCACGGCGGCTATCACGCCAGCGTCAAGAGTCTGCGGCACTTCAGCGTGACGGGGCCGTTGATCGACGCCAACAACTATGTGACCCTGGACTATCGTCTGAACCCGACGCCGTCGATGGCGTGGACGGCGCTCGGGCACACGTTCAACACGGCGGTGTACGACCGCGTCAAGTTTCCGATTACCGCGTCGGCGACGCTGGTCGGGCTGCGAGTGCATCTGCACAACACGGCGGACACGAGCTCGCCATTGGTGTCGGCGGTGAGTCTGGGGCATGCGCTCAGGCCGCAGCGGATCATGGAGTTTGCCGCGGAGATCTTGTGTGCGGATGGCCTGGTGCGGCGTGACGGGGTGCCGGTGCGGATGGGCAGGACGCAGATTCAGAAGCTGATCGAGGCCGCGGTGGATACACCGGGTGCGGTGGTGTGCATTCTGCCGGATGAGACGACGCAGGAATTGATGTTCACCGAGTACGGAATTTCGCAGTCCTTCGACGAGATTGGCCGGCAATGGCGAGGTTCGTTGAAGGTCAAGGCAGTTCAGTGGATTTAAGGAGGTCGTAAGTGGCGCGGACAACGGCAACAAATTTCACTGGACCACTCCAGTACCCGATCGCCACCGCGGCGACCGACATCTTCAAGAAGGAAGATCTGCAGACGCTGGCGCAAGCGGTGGATCAGCACGATCACACGGCGGGCAAGGGGTTGTCGGTGGCGCCGGCGAACGCGTCGATCACCAACGCCAAGCTCGCCAGCGACACCGCGCGCGCCAACCTGCTCACCAACGGTTCGTTTGACGTGTGGCAGAGAGGACCAGGGCCGTTCTCTATAGCGGGGGGATTCACTTCGGCGGATCGTTGGTTGTGCGGCGCGGTGTCTGGGACTGACACGTTCTCAGTCAGCAAGGACACCACGAATATGGACGCGGCTTCAGGTTCGAAGACGTGCGCGGCCGCGACGTATGGACTCGGCACCGGTGGTGGGCTGTACTTCATCAATCAGGTCGGCAACGACGCTGCTCAGATTGCGAACCGCGTGCTGTCGCTTTCGATGCGCGTCAGAACTAGTTCACCCAACGCAGTGCGGCTCACCCTGTACACAGGTTCAGCCTTCGTCTACAGCGCCTATCACTCAGGTGGTGGAGCGTATGAGACGTTGACGTTGACTGCGACGATGGGAAGCGGTGCCCAGGCCGGCAATGCGGGGGTGTATTTCACGGCTTCCTGCACGGCGTACCTCGACAACGCCATGCTGGTGGTCGGCTCGGTGCCGGCGGACTACGCGCCGCTCCACCCGGCGGACGACCTCGCGCGATGTCTGCGGTACTACGAAGCGCTGGCCCCCAACACTCCGATGCTGGTGGGGCAAGCTACCACCACTTTGGGTGCCTATGTGCCGTATGCCTGGCAAGTTGCAAAAGCGGTGACTCCCACAGTGACAGTCAGTGCTCCATCATCATGGAGTTTATCGTCAGCAACAGCGACGGGGGCACTAGTGGCGACGGCCGTCAGCGTTACTGTGCAGACTGTGGCCAGTTGCCTTTTAGGCATCGCAGTTGCGTCGGGAACGGTTGCCGGTAACGCCGTGATTGTTCAAGCGGCGTCGGCGGGCCAGTTCGCCAATGTGGAGGCGAATCCATGATCAGGAATGACCGATGAGCGTCAAGATCACGAACTTCGATGACTGGTCCTACGTGCATGATGATGCTCGCCCGGAGTCGCACGGCGGGACGCTCGATCCCGCCACCATCGTCTACGGCACCAACCCCGACGGCTCTGAGAATCCCAACGTGGTGGTGGTGCCGTGTCCGTTCGCGGACTGCGGCTCGGTCAGCTTCTGGCCGCCCGGTGGCGGGGCCGACGCCCTCATGGGCCAGACCCTGCACGTCATCAAGGCCATGGAGCCGGGCCTGACCAGGGAGGCGAAGAGCGCGGCTGACGCCGCGGCGGAGGTCAAGGCGCGCGTGGTCGCCACCGACGGCGAGGAGCGCTGGATCTTAGATGACAGTCTGATCGCGGCTCTTGCGGGCAAGGCTACGGGCTAGTTTGTATCGATGCTTAGAAGCTCGCGAGCAAGTTCGACATTCGCGACCATCGGGGCGAAGTCTCAGATTTTCTCCCTCGAGCGGATGGCCACGCTTGCAATGGGTTTGTTTGGCTTGGACAGAGGGAGGACTAATGCCACGCAAGACATTGATCCGGTGTGGAACAGCTTCGAGATGAGCGGGGTTCACGCAGTTATGCACTCGACACAGGTGGTCGATCTCGTGTTCGTCGGGGATCGGGCCGTTCGCGAGGATGTAACTGAATCGATGGGCCTTGTTCACCCGACCACCGGTCGCGAAGTACCCGTATCCCGAGAGTTTGTAAATGCTTCCAGTCCAGAGCCAGCAGGCTGGCGTCTTCTGTACACGTGGCCAGAAATCACGGTCAGTGTTGAAGCGTCGGGCATTACCCGAGCAGCGATTGGAGCACCACGGTCCAGCCTTGGACGGCTCGCGCTGAAAGGACGTGCCGCATTGTTCACAGATAAGGTTTACGGGCATCGCGGGTACCTCCGTGGTGTCAGGCCGGCGGCAGCACCCACTGCGCGCCGGCCACTATTTTATCGGGTGCTGGACGATGCTGCGCTGAGTGCGCTCGAGGCGAGGCAGAGCGCGCGTGTCTGAGTATGCGATCGGACCAGGTGTCGCCCAGGCGATTGCCGACAACGCCGACGAACCGCGCAGCGACGAGCAATTCATCATCCTGCGCGAGGGCGACAAGGTGTCGCAGACGTTCGGGTCTCAAGCAATCTATTGGTGGTATGAAAGCGAGAACACCGTAAAGCGGGTCCCTTTCTAATCGATGGTGAGCCACCACCCGCGACAGTCGGCTGGAACCCGTACCTCGCAATGGCGCCGCAGTTTTACGACTGGACGTGCTCGTCGTGCGCCACCGATTGGGTGCTCGAGTCGACCGGGTGCCGCGGCAGCGATCGCGAACGCACCGTCTACGAGATCGGCTACCCGCACAACATCAATTCGACCTACGGACTGATGGATGGTTCGGGCGCGCAGCTCCAGCGCGTGCTCGGCGACTACGGGCTGGGAAGTGAACAGGGCTGGCTGGACTTCGACGCGGTGTACGAGCTCGCTCAGGAGACGACGGGCATGATGTCGGGCGCCGCCTGGTACCACTGGGTCTCGATTCGTGGCGTGCAAGGGCAAAACCTGTGGATCGCGAATTCGGCATGTGGCTACCGTGGCGTGTGGGAGACGCTCAGTCGCCAGCAGTTCAACGATCTCGGCGGGTTCTCGGTCGTGTGGCTGGTCTGAGTGCTGCTCGAGTCGAGCAACGACGAGGACTATCACGAGCCGGCGTCGATTGCGGTGACTCGGCTGATCTGTCAGACGCTGGTAGTGCTCACCGTGCTGCTCGGCAGCGGCATGCTGCTGTGGCTGCGGCCGGAGTACTCGAGCGCTGCGCTCGCGCTTATCGGCGTAGTCGTCGGCGCCTGTTTCGGGTTAGTGCGTTTGAACCGTCCGCCGCATCGCAACGGCAAGACAAATGCGTAGGGGGAGACTGATGCCTGCTTTTACTGTTGGAGCCTACCCGTGGACGATCGGCGCCATCATCGCCGTGATCGTGCTGCTGCTGGCGATCCTGGGACTCCTGAATATTTTGCCGCTCAGCGCGACGGTGGTGTTCGGCCTGATCGCCGCTTTGTCGATTGCAAGATTGACCTAGATGGTGTACGGCGTCGGCGGCCTCATCATCACGATCCTGGTGATCCTGGTCCTGCTCAGAATCCTCGGACTCATTTAGTCAGGAGGATGGTGTGGTCGTCGCGGCAATCTTCCGCGGCGACAGGGCGCAAGTCCGCGCGTTGATGCTCGCGGTCGAGCACAACTGCTCGTGCGAGATCTCGCCTGAAGGGCTGGTCAGCGGGAACTGCTTCGCCCACCAGGCACTGCTCGACCAGCGCTTTCTGGATGGCTGCCTCTTTGCGCGGTGGATGCACGAGCGGCTCGAGGCCGAGGAGGGGGACGTAAAAGAACCTCCGCCACCCCTGTCAAGGTGAGGGAGGTTCTTCCGCGCAAGACTGTGCGGCGTCATCCCGAAGCGCCGCCCGCTGCTGAGTGTAAGGGTGCTGGCAGGCATACGGCGGAGTGACGTTTCGTTGCGCACGGGCGCCGCACCCCGCCAGGTGGTCCAACTCCTCGCCGCCAGTCTAGATCTATCAAGCAGCGCGCTCGAGTACAGCGCCCCACTGATCAGCCATTGCTGCGGCGATGCCTTCGAGTGTGCGGCTGCGATCCTTCCAGCGGTTCGGACCAGGAGCGGCAAAGAATACCCGCGGCACGCGCTCGGTGCGAACGACCGTTGACATGAGCGGCGGCAGGTTCTTCAGCCAGAGCAGCGTGGCTTTCGTCTCGCCGTGGCCGAACATCCAGGGCTGGATGACCTGAGACTCGCGCCGCCAGAAACGGTTGAGCCCGCGCGGATTCTCGAGCGCGATCCGCGGGATGGGTGCGTCGTACAGAGCCTGCACAAAGGTGACGGCTTCGGCTCGCGCGTCTGAGTCCTTATACCAGCGGTCGCCAGCTCGGCAGAGTGTGGTACACGGTGGGTGCGCGACCATCAGATCCCAACCCCACGTCATCACCTCGAGCACGTCGCCGAAGATGTGCGGTCCCTCGCGCTCGGTCGGTAGGAGATCGCAGGACCACGCCTGGTGGCCGCGGGCGCGGAATGCGTCTCTGACTACGCCTGAGAACTCACAAGCGACGAGCACCCGCACAGGTCGATTCTATGCGTGGTTTACCGGCGCTAACGGCACTTAGGTCTACCAAGTGTTGCGGGGAAGCGGAACGGTCTGGTGGCATTGCTCGCAGTAGGCCATCACTGGCGTCTCGGTGCCGTCCTCAGCGACGCCCCAGACTACGGGGGTCAGCGGTCCAGCGTGGGGGCATGCTGGTGGCTTCGGTTTGGTAGTCCTAGCCATCTTTAGCGCTATCAAGCAGATGCCGGAGCGATTCACTGAACGTCCTACCCGGCTGGCGCGTGATGAGATCGACGTGCCGCTGCTCAAGGTAGACGGTACGGCGGATGGGTGCCGCGATCGTCTTGGGGCGGCCAGCACCTGAGCGTCGGCCACCGTGCGTCATTGTGGTATCAGGCACACATCGCTCGGCTGACGAGTCTGAGGATCAAGGCGTCCGTCTTGTCTCGCGTTTGCGCCTGGAAGGTAGCTACCTGTTCGGCTGTAACCGGATCTACGCAGGTCGTGCAGCCGACCGTTTCAGGTGTCGGGCGAATAGCGTGCGAGCAGCCGAGGTTGTGATCGTAAGGGGCGATGGCGCCGCAGACGCAGTAGGGGGTGGCGGGGTGCTTCATACCTTGAATATAGCATACCGATTCAAGTAGTGCAAGTACTTATTCAAGCGGCGTTGCAAAGGACGCCGCAGCCATCGAAGTCGAGCTCAAGCTGGCCGCGGTCCTGCTCGCTGCGTAAGTCGACCATCGAGAGCGGAATTGCCTGCGGGTGGACGAAGACTTGCTGCTGACGAGTGGTGCTCCGCACCTCCCTGATACGTTCGTCGAAGTCGACCGCATCAGCCCAGGACGCCTCGTCTGCGCGGATGTCGCGCCACTCGGCGGCTGAGCGCAACGGACAGGCAATGCACGAGGATTTCCGCGGAATGGGGTAGCCGTGTGCGCTGAGCCAGGCAACGCAGTCGGCGCGAGTTATTCGCTTCTCAACAAGCGGATAGACGTTGGTGATGTACTTCACGTCGGAGTCGCGCATGCGCTCGTACTCGTCGAGGCTGATGCCGACGAGCTGCTCGATGGGCTTGCCGCCGCTCAACGCACGCGCCTTCCGTCGCAGCGGTCGGATCTTGTAGTTCCGCGTGCATTGCCGCTTGAGTTGTTCCCGTCCTTTCGGGCCGACGGAGTAGACGGGCATCCACGAGGCGGTCTTGTCCTCCAACGCATCGGCGCGCAGACTGCCGGCACTCACGCGATAGACCGGAATTCCCGCCTGGTGCGCGATGCGCTCAAGGTTGTCCAGGTGCTGATAGACCCACCACGGTTCCCATCCCGTGTCCGCGAAGATTGCCGCGTCGATCTGCTCCTCACCCTCACACCCCATGAGCAGCAGGGTGCTGGATTGGACGCCGGCACCGAGGCTCAAGATGCGCATGCCTGCATCTTATGCGTGAATCCGCTTACTAGCTCTAACAACAATTAGGTCTTTCAAAGAGCCCGACGGGCGATGCTGGCTAACTCGGCGGCGGACATCCGCATGTGGAATCCCGCCTCGATTCGCTCCAGTGCTGTCCGGAACTGCTCAGCCGCTTTGCTCGCCTCGCTCAACTTCCATTCCAGCGTGGTGACCTCGGATTGAGCGTCGTTGAGCGTCTCGGTGCGCTCGCGCAACTTCTCCTCGGCCAGCGCATACACACGCGCCAGGGCGCCGTTCTCGCGTTGGAGCTGCTCGACTTCGGCTTCGAGCACGGCGATAGCCGCGCGCAACTCGGCTTCGATGATGCCGGCGGCTTCGCTGTCGTTGGTAGAGCTAAGCCCCATTAGCGTTTCGTCTTTACTTGCCCGAGCTGCGCGACGCGAGGCTGAACAGCGCATAGCCCACGCACAGCATCACCAGCATTGCCACGAAGGCGTCGGCCTGCATGTTGCTGACGACCAGGGCGACGACGGCGATAAAGGACACGATGCCGAGGATCTCCAGCGCACCCTTGCGCCACGCGGCGTGCCGTGCCTGGCGTTCGTTGTCGTAGACGGGCAGCCCCTGCCAATTCTTCATAGTGTGCTCTCCGTTTCTTCGTCTGCGCGCCGCTCGAGGATGGCGTCGATCAGCAGGTTCATGCAGGCGATCCATGCTTTTTCGCCCTCGACCGGGTCGGGGTTGAAGATGACCTCGTCGATGACGGGCGGCGGATTGGGCTTCCTGGGCATCAGTCTGCCTCCACCCATGCGAGCCACGCGTCTGCAATGCGGAGTACGTCGCTTGACTTCAGGTCGGGACGACTGGCGCCGAACGCCGCCGCGGCTTTGAGCACGGCGAGGCGGGCGATGCGTGTCTCGCGACTCAGAACTGCGGGAGTTGCGGCAGTGTCGTCGTGTGCGGGTTTCACCACTTCGACTGCGCTGATGAAGCGCTTTGCGTCGACGTTGAGCCGCACGTACTCGCCCACTTCGGGGAGCGCGACCGGCTTGAACTGGCTCGCGTTGAACCACTCGCCGCGGACCCTGACGCCCTTGGGGTTGGCGGCTTCGACGACGCCCTCGACCAGGGACGGAAAGCCCGACTCGCTCGAGTGGTGCCCGTTCGTGTGCATCATCGGCGATCGGCGACGCGCAACTGCGGCCCGTCGCCCAGGCCGAGCTGGCGGCGCGTCTCGGCGTACAGGGTTAGCGCCAGGTGCATGGCTTCCTGGGCGTTCCTGGCGTAGCACTTCACGACCAGACGCGGACCTGATGCCGAGTCGGCGATCTCGACCGAGCTCTGCGGCTCGATGGGCTGCAGCACCACGCTCGAGGGTGCCGCGGTCGGCGTGGCTGAGTCGGTGAACGTCTCGTCCATACCCTCCCAGAGATCTTGCTGCTGGCCGCCGGGACTGATCACGCCGTCACCTCCTCGACAAGCTCGTCGACGCCGCAGTGGCGGTGCTCGCGGCAGGCGGCACAGAGGGACATCCACGCTTCAGGCAACTCCTGGTAGCAGTCGGTGCAGAGCCCGCGGGTGCCGCTCTGGAGCAGCGCTACGACGGCGCCGATGGGTTCCTTGACATCGAGCACTCCCGACTCCTGCTGGAAGTACAGGCGCGTGCCGTCGAGCGTGTGGCGGTCGGTCTTCGAGTCGAAGCGACGCCGCGGCTCGACATAGGCCACGGTCGCGGGGTTCACCCAGACCTCGAGATAGCCGATGCCGACGGCGTAGTCGAAACTGGTCAGGCGCTTCAAAGCGATTACGCTAGTCATTGGTCGATTGCCCTCGAATACAGGGTGTTGACCAGGGCGAGTCGGTGTTGATACCACCGGCTCGCCCACCTTCTCGGTCACGGGTAAATTCTACTCGCACTCAGTACTCAAGTTCAACCTATACTAAGCACATGTTGAACACCACTGACACCGTATCCGCGGGGGTCCTTGGCGTGCGCGTCCGCCATTTGCGCATGCTTCAGGCCCTGTCCCAGAAGGAGCTCGCCGAGCATGCCGAGCTGAGTCGTGGGGCCATCATCCACATCGAACAGGGCCGCCGCCTGCCACATCCGCAAAGCCTGCGACGGATCGCCCGAGCCCTGGGCGTCAAGCCCGCTCAACTCACCCACGCCGACCAGACTGAGGAAAAAAAGAAGCCCCGCGCGGAGGATGCCGACGCGGGGCTCGAGGCAGACCAACCGGTGAAAGGAACTGACCTGCAATGACGACTTTAGCACTGGTCCCTGCCCTAGAACCTGAGCAGCGCTCGCTCGAGTGGCTCGAGCGGCACCAGGTGGTGTGGGACCGCGCGAGTGGCGTCCTGCCGTCAATCATCATCGGCGTCTACCGTCGGGCTTCCACGATGGGGCAGATCGGCGGCTATCGCCAGCAGAACATGATCGACGACATGACCGATGTCGTGCTCCGCAAAGGGCCGGCCTACGGCGTCATCGTCTTCGATGAAGGCAACCGTTCTGGCACGACGCTCAGCGGGCGAGCGGTGGCGCAGCGCATGATCGCCGCGCTCGAGCGCGGCATCATCCAGGGCATCGCGGCGCCGGATGTCAAGCGTCTGTGCCGTGATGAGTGGCTCGGCGGCGGTCGTGAGATGGCGCGTGCGCTTCGCAAGCAGCGTGGCATTCTCATTCTCGATCGCGGCGACGAGTTGAACCTGCGCAAGCGATTCCACCTCAAGGCCTTCATGCACGAGCTCAAGCAGGCCTCCGACGAGATCGGCGAGATCACCTACACCATGTACTCGGGCATCGTCGCGCGCGCTCGTCGGACCGCAGAGGGCAAGGTCGAGCCGATGTTCCGCGGCCCGGCGCCGTACGGCTATCGCCATGTCGAGTGCCGTGACGAACACGGCGAGGTCATCCGCAATCGTGGTGTTCCGCGCCGCACGCTCGAGAAGAATCCCCTCCACGCACACGGCATCGAACTGCTGATCGAATTGCTCAACAGCGAGTCGAGCATCAATCGGGTCGCGATCAAGCTCAATCAAGCGATGGTGGGCGCCGACATCCATACCGGCGAGTATTCGCACGGCTGGACCGGGCAACGTGTTCGCGGCTTGCTGGACAATCCTGCGTTCCACGGCGTCTATCATCCGGTGCGCGAACGCAAGTCGGATATCTGGGAAGACTTCGACGAGATCGATGTCGCGATTGGGGTTCCACAACTCCAGTACTGGACAGAGACCGAGGCGCAGCAGTGGCTTGAGAAGTTCTCGCCGAGGCTGATCCGTCGGCCGCGGCTCTTTGAGCGTCCGTTCATCGGGGTGCTCGTGTGCTCTGCTTGCAAAGGGTTGATGCAGTCAGCCGGCCACCACGGCTACCGCTGTCGCTACGACCAGGCGACGCGGCAGGCTCGCCGTACCCCGTGCAACGCGCCGCAAGTCATCGCCCCGGTCAGCGTCGAGGCGGCGCTGCGCGGCCTGTTCGCTGAGAACATCGGTCGCATCGCGTCGGCGGTCGTCGCTGAACACCAGCGCCAACTCACCGAGCAGGTCGACGACCCGGTCCTTTCGGCACTGGTAGTGCTCGATCAGCAAGAGGCATCACTGCTCGACCTCGTGCAGGGCGGGACGATGAGCGATCAGCTTCGCCAGCGGTATGCGTGGATTCAGGGTGAGCGGGCGCGCCTTCAGGCTAAGCAGGCCCGCCAGGGCAGCAACGTGCGGCTGACCGACGAGCAGGTCGCCTTTGTGCAAAACCAGCATCTGCATGAGCACCCGCTCGACGTGTACGACGAGTTCAGTCCGGCGCAACAGGCCGAACTGTGGCGCATGCTGGGCGTCACTGTCGCGATCTACCGTACCCGCGGCCGCGGCAAGTGGGCGAGCTACCGCGCCGAGATTCAGGGCGAGTCACTTTCGGAACGTAGTATCTGGATACTTCAATCATTCGTGACTGGAGCGGCCTAACTCTCCGCTTCGCGGCGCTTCGCCAGGCTGCGCTCGATCGCGGGACCGATCAGGCGCGCCAGGCCGCTGAGTTGGGCGTCACTGAGCACGATGTCGCCTGGCTCTGGCACGTAGGCTGAGCGCTCGGCGTCAGGCACGTGGACCAGTCGCGGCGGCGGCGGCTTGCGTTCGGGCTCTGGCTGCGCCATGCCGACAAGTCTGCGGCGTGAGCATGCCCGCCGGCGGGACAAGTCTGGCCAAGTAGCCAGCGCGTTTTCTGACGCCTAGTCGTCAGGCGGCAGGTGCTGCAGCTCGCGCGGCTTGACTTTGAACGCCTTCGCGAGGCGTTGCAACGTAGAGGGCAGGACCTCTTTGTCGGCTTCTGCGTTGTGCACCGTCGATCGCGAAACGCCGGCAAGCTCGGCCAGGTCCTCCTGGGTGAGCCCCTCGCGCAGTCGCCATTGCCGCAGATGCGGCAAGCGCAAGTACGACACGGGCACGACCATAGATAGTCGATTATGCGACACATCCTGAACAGTCACGTTGAGACGAAGTTGTGAAGCATATGGGTGTAACGTTGGTCTAAACCTGAGTATCCGCGCACCCACACGATAGCTGAATCAGTTAGAACTGCTGTTCTATAGTTTGGCCCTTGCAGCTTGGGGGTTGGCCTATGCGACACGCCGGCATCGAGACACATAGGGGTGATGGCCTTACTTGTCCATTCCTGGGAGCCAGTGATGGATGAGGCCGAGGTCGCCCGCCATCTCAAGGAACTTGGCGAACTGCTGCTCGAAACCAACCGCCTGCAGCAACAGCAGTTCGCCTTCCTGCAGGGCATCCCTCCCGCGCCGGCGCCTCGCGTGCCCAGGCCTGGATCAAGGCCAACGCACCGCGGGCCGACTAATCCGCTGCATCAGACCTGGCGTGGTTTCGTGCTCGATCTGCAGAAGCTCGAAGCACACGCGCGGCGTGAGCGGCTCAAATTGACCAGGGGCAACGTCGCGCGATTCGGCGTCGACGACGCGAGGACGATCGCCCGCACGATGACGTGGTATGGCCTGAAGCCCACCGAGTGGCCTCCGTCGACGTGGGACCCGGACGAGCCGCGCGAGGGCGGCGCCGGCACAAAAAAACCGTGAGCTACTTGACCAGACTTGTCGGCCCGGAGCCCCCGTGCGTGACGCACGCTTGGCGTCATGGTGCTGCGCATGCAGGTCGAGATTCGCGACGAGGACGTCGAGCCCTTGCGCACGCTCGCCTGGAAGGATCACCGCTCAGTTCGTGAGCAGGGTGGCTTTCTTCTCCACCTGAAAATCCAGGAAGAATTCGCTCGGCTCGACAGCGACACGCTTGAGGAGGTTGCCGTCGGATGATGGTAGCCAAACGCGACGAGCGCATCGAGAGCTCGTACTGGAACTACGTGCACACGCACCCGCGCGTGTCTCCGTCCGACGAACTCGAGCAGGCGTACACCGCGGGCTGGCGCGCCGGCGGCAAGGAAGTCTTGCGCTACTCGGCCGAGCTCGCCGGCCTGGTGCCCACGATGCGGGAGCTGGTGGCGTGGCTCGAAAACGAATGATCGCCGTCCCCGAAAAGTGTCAGCAGTCGCACTGCACCGAGCGCGCGGAGACCTGGTGCCCGCTATGCGCGAAGTTCTTCTGCCTGACGCACGACGAGCTCTACCCGCGGCGCTGCCACGACTGCCTCAACGGTCCGGCAGACGCTGAGGCGGCGGCCTGATGGCACGTCTGGCAGTCGGTATGGTGTTTGGCATCGTCGTCGGCGTGCTCGGCGGTGCAGCGCTGGGTATCCACGCCGACGACGAGGTGGACGCGCCCGTGCAGGTGTCGCCGTACTCCGCTCGGGCCGACTGCATCGTCGCCCACGAGTCCCACTGGAACGCCGCCGCGGTCAACCCGCGCTCGGGCGCCAGCGGTCTCGGGCAGTTTCTCCGGTCGACCTGGGCCACGACGCCGTACGCCGCGCGCAGCGTGTTCGACCCGTACGCCAATCACGCCGCGGTGTGCTGGATGCTCGCCGTCGGACGCGCGCGCGAGTTTGACGTGGTGCGCTTGGGCTATTGCTGATGACCACGGTGACGGACCCGAAGACAGGTGTCACTGCGCGGGTGGCCGAGTGCAAGTCGTGTCACCAGGCGATCTATTGGGGCTATACCGCGGCGGGGAAGCGCTGCCCGTACGACGTGAGCGCCGAGGGCGAGCCGACGACGTCGTCGCATTTCGCGAGTTGCCCGCACGCGAAGCAGTGGACCAAACGATGACGACGAACGAATTACGCGACTTTCTACGGGACCATGCGCGCGCGCACCGTCGGCAGCGGAGGCTCGAGCAGGGCGTGATCGTGCTGACGTGGGTGCTGCTGTTCGTCGCGGTCATCGCGGCGGTCTTGAGTTTGTATGGAGGGTTCTGGAGTTGACCGAGTTGGCAACCCGCGACGCAGCGGACATCATCGAATCCGTCGTCCTGAAGGGCGACCTGAGCAAACTCACGCCCGACGAGCGGGTGGCGTACTACCGCGAGACGTGTCGCAGTCTCGGGCTTAACGAACTCACGCGCCCGTTCTCGTACATCGTGCTGAGCGGTGGGCTAACGCTTTACGCGACGAAGACCTGCACCGACCAGTTACGGAAGGTCAACGGCGTCTCGATCACACGACTCGAGCAGGCAACCGTGGGCGACGTGTTCCTGGTGACGGCGTATGCCACCGACAAGCACGGTCGGAGTGACTCGTCGACGGGCGCAGTGGCGATCAATGGGCTGCGTGGGGATGCGCTGGCGAACGCGTACATGAAATGCGAAACCAAGGCCAAGCGGCGCGTCACCTTGAGTTTGTGTGGGTTGGGGTGGACGGACGAATCCGAGATCGAGACGATCCCGTTCGCACGCACGGTCAACGTGGATACCTGGACCGGCGAGATCCTGGAGCCCGAGCGCTACGTGCCCACGACCGAACGCGACGTCGACGACCGACCGCGGCGTAGTCCATCCGATCGCCGGGGGAAACTGCTCGAGCGCTACGGCGCACTGCTCACGCGCGCTCGGCATGCGGGCGTGGTCCAGGACGCGTCCGTGTGGGTGATCTCGCCCGAGATGACCGAAGAGGAGATCACCGAACGCGGGCTCGAGCTCCAGGGACGTATCAACGCTCTTCTGGCCGCAGCAGCAGAAGAGCGGTCGGAGGCGCCGGCGGAGCTCACCACCCCGCCGGCGTTCTGACGTATGCCGCAGCAGGCGTGGGTGGTGCGTGGCATGTGTCCGGTGCACTACCCGTTGCGCGGCGCGTGCTCCACCAACTGTCTGCGGCAGCGTGGCGCATTCGCTCGGAGTAGTCACGCGCTCCGTGTGTACTGGTTTCAGCGCGCGCGTGGCATGCGCCCACTCTCAGAATTTGAGTACTGGCTGCGCTTCGAGCGGGTGGTGACGCCCGAGTGAACACTGGTCGTGAAATTCTCTTGGGTGCGGTGGGTGAGGAGGAGTTCGCACGCCACGTGAAGCGGCTCGCCAGACGCTACGGCTGGTGCGGCTATCACGTGCGCTACTCGCAGGCCGTCGTCGAGGGCGTACATACGGCGCGGCTGGATGGACACGGCGACGCGTTCGGCATGCCTGACTGGATTCTCGCGAAGCCCGGGTACCCGTTGTTGCTGCCCGAGCTGAAGCGCACCGCTGGTCGGGTAACGAGGGACCAGGCGCGCTGGCTCGAGCGCTTGAACGCGACCACGGGAGTTGTCGCACCGGTCTGGCGACCGGAGATGGAAGACGAGATTACCCGCATGCTGAAGGGTTGAGGGTATGCCGGAATCCGTAACACAATCCGTAACGCGCGCATTGACCGACCCCTCGTGGGGACCCGTGGGCAGCCGGCTCCAGGCCGAAGATCCTGAGTTGTACAAGCAGATGAAAGCGCTCGACGAGGGGCTGCTGGCACTCGAACGCGCCCGAAAATCCGTAACGGAATCCGTAACGCGGACCTGTGTGGGGTGCGGGGTCGAGTTCCAGCCGCTACGCCCGAACCATCGCTACCACGCGAATGCCTGTCGCCAGGCGGCCTACCGTGCAGGACGGCAGGGCTAGCCGATGCCGCGGACACGTCAGATTCGTCCCGGCTTTTTCACAAACGAGGCGCTTTGCAGCCTGCCGCCGACGGCGCGCTTGCTGTTCGCCGGGCTCTGGACGATTGCCGACCGCGAGGGTCGTCTGCTCGACAGTCCGTCGAGGATTAAAGCTCAGCTTTTCCCTCACTCTACGGTGACTATCCCATCACTTCTCAATGACTTAGCGAAGACTGGCTTCATACTTCGCTACGCCTTTTCAGAGACTAGCTATATACAAATCATCCACTGGCACCGGCACCAGCGCCCCCATCCCCGCGAAGATGCATCTCAAATTCCACCCCCGGAGGGCTATATGGACGATTCGCAGGTTAACCCTCGGGGTTACCCCCAGGGAGAACCTGAGTTAACCCCTGGGTACTCCCACAATCCGTCTTCGTCTTCTTCGTCTTCTTTTCCTTCTAGTAGCTTTAACTCACTCCGTGAGAAAACCCCAAACCCCAGCGCTGACGCGCCAGGGGATGGCGGGGAGACCCCGCACCCCCGAGCCAGGGGGACGAATGCCCGGGCCGTCGGCACGAATCCGCGGGCGAACGGAACGAACCCTAGGGCAGTGGGTACGAACCCGCGACGACGACGAAACGGCGACGAGGACGCGGTGCCCGTCTGTCGGTGCGACGAACTTCGTGCCGACCTGGCGGTCAATCGCAATGCGTACCCGTTCTGTGAACTGCACGGCGACGTGCGAAAGGTGCCCGTGGCATGAAGGATCTCGCGACCCAACTCCCGGACGTCCTGGCGCAACTCCGCGAACCACAGCCGATAGTCGAACCCGGCGTGTACGAAAGCCCGATTGAGCACGCATTCGCCCACCATGCGACGAAATATTTTCGGCGTGGTTTGTGGCTACAGACCCAGGTGCCCGCCGGTCGCTTTCGTCTCGACTTTGTGTTCAACGACATTGGCTTCGAGTGCGATGGCTATGACTTCCATAGCTCGCAAGCCCAGGTCGCTCGGGACACGTGGCGCGACGAGCAGATCCTCGCTAGCGGCGTCGTCCGGGTGCTCTATCGCATTCCTGGCCGGTGTCTGGTCTATCGCCCCGAGGATTGTTTCTACGCCATCTCACGCTGGGATCGTGGCCTGTTCAGTACCCGCGGCCTGACCAACGTCGAACAGCTCGCGAGTCGTGAGATCAAGCAGCGCTGCGAACGTGGCCTCGCGTCTCCGTTGTACTTCCGGTACGAGCATGACGCCGATGCCGAAGACCCTCCGGACCTCACGAGCTTCGAGATCGTACGCAAGGTGGGCGCACGCTGACCCCATGCAATTGTCCAACCCCGTGCGTTGCGGCCGAAAGAATCGTGGTGGAACGGTGTGCCTGAGTTGGGCAATGCATGGTCAGAGTGTGTGTCGCATGCATGGTGGCCAGGCGCCGCAAGCGCTCGCGAAAGCCGAAGAGCGTATGCGGTCGCTCGTGCATCCGGCGATCTCGGCGCTCGCGCAGCTCATCGCCGACAACGACCTGGCCGCGTCCAAGTACGTGCTCGATTGGGCAGGCTTCAAGGCGCCCGACAAGCTCCAGCAGGACGGCCACGTCACGCTCGAGATCGAGCTCGTCAAACGCCCGTTGAATCAACCGGAGTCCTAGTGCCGACCATCCGCATCCAACTCCCGGAGCCGCACGCCACCCAGCAGCAACTGCTCGAGGAGGCGCGCCGCTACAACGTGGTCGCACTCGGTCGCCGAGCCGGCAAGTCTACCCTGGCACAACACATCCTGGTCATGCACGCGCTCCAGGAACGCCAGCCAGTGGGCTATTTTGCGCCGACGTACAAACTCCTGGGCGAGTTCTGGCGGGAAGTCCGGAATCTGCTCGAGCCCGTCACCGTCGTCAAATCCGAGCAGGATCACCGCATCGAGCTCCTCGGCGGCGGCATCCTGGACTGCTGGAGTCTGGACGACCCGAACCCGGCCCGCGGTCGCAAGTACGGCTTGATCGTAGTCGACGAGGCGGCGATGGTGCGCGACCTGCTCGACATCTGGCAGCTCGCACTCCGACCAACACTGACGGACTTATCCGGTGGCGCCTGGTTCATGTCGACTCCACGTGGACTCAATGATTTTCACACTTTGTACCAACTCGGGCAAGATCCGCTCCAACTGGAGTGGGCATCCTGGCAAATGCCGACGTCGGTCAATCCGTTCATTCGCACTGCGGAGCTGGTGGCGGCGCAGGCGGAATTACCGGAGCGTGCATGGGCACAGGAATATAACGCGATGTTCCTCCAGTTGGAGGGCGGCGGAGTTTTCCGCGGCGTGGATGCGGTATCCCGACTCCAGCCGGCGGAGCCGGTGCGCGGTCACCAGTACACCATCGGCGTGGACTGGGGGCGGACCAACGACTTCACTGCCATTAGCGTCATCGACGCGACGTACATGGAGCAGGTTGCACTCGACCGCTTCAGCGAAATCGACTACGAGATGCAGACCGAACGCTTGCACCGCTGGTGCGAGCTCTACCACCCGGTCCTGGTGGTGGCCGAGCACAACAGCATGGGCGGGCCGCTGACCGAACGACTCCAGACCGGCTATGCCCGTCTGATGGGCAAGGCGCGAGCGGCCCTGCCAGTGTGGGCCTGGGAGGCCACCAACGCCAGCAAAGCCGCTCTGGTCCAGAGTTTAGGGCTGGCGATCGAACGCGGCGACCTCACCCTGCTGGACGACGCTGTCCAGCAGAGCGAGCTGCTGGGCTATGAAGCACAGGTCTTGCCAAGCGGCATGCTGCGCTACGGCGCGCCTACCGGGGGACATGACGACACCGTGATTGCGCTCGGCCTGGCTTTTCTGGGCGCGCAGCGCGAAGAGCACCCGGTGCCGGCGCGCTCGAGTTACGCCTTCGCGTCAGGTCGTCGGTGACGTTCGTCTGGAAGGGAACGCAGATGGAATGGTGGCTCTGGATCATCGTTGGCTGGCTGGTGATGAGCGTCGGCCTGGGCGCGGCGATCGCGCGCTGGTTCCGCTGGCTGCGCGAGTGACCGAAGAAGCACTCGAGCGCGAGGACATCCTGGCCGGGCTCGAGGTCCTGGTCGGCTTGATGGCGTGCCTGGCGGCGATGGACGACCGCCCAGACGACTACGCCGCGTGGGTGGCGTGCACGGTCAACCGCGACTCGGACACGGTGGCGCCGCACTGGCTCGCGGCATAACCGGACTACCGCCCGCATCCACTTGAGAGTAGAGTGGACGCGCGTCCACCTATGCCCATCGATCGGTCGAAGAAAGAGCTCAAGGCACCCGACTCTGAGTACCTGACGTCGCTCCAGACCGAGCTCGGCGACCTGTACCTCGAGCAGGACAACGATATCGACCTGGTCCGCGAGCAGCGCGAGATGCGCCGACCTGCACTTTCCGAAGCCGACAAGGACTTTTTGCTCGTCCACGTCGACCCGCGGGACCCCGACATCACCGAAGAAGCCTTCCAGCAGACCGCCATCCTCACGCTCGAGCGCCCGAAGCTGAGCATCGTCGGCGGCGAGGGCGACACCGCCCAGACCGTGGCGTCCAAGCTCGAGCACTTCACCGAGGAGACGCTCTGGGAGTGCGGCACGCGCGAGCCGGGCTCGGACACCATGACCCAGATCACCGATGCGACGCTCAACGACGGCGGCGGCTGGGCGAAAATCCTGTGGCAGTCTGACCTGTGGGCCGAGCGCTACGGCATTGCTGATCCGAGCAAGAACTCGAGCGCGTCGACGGCCGATTACCAGAACTACGACAAGATGACCGAAGAGGCCAAGAAGCGCGCCGGCCCGCCGTTCGTCTGGTCGTACGTCGACCCGCGCAAGGTCTACCCGCAGTGGAGCAACGGCTACCTGTGCGAGGTGCTCGAGGTCAGCGAGATGTCGCTGCGGTCGGCGTTCCGTCGCTACCGGCTGGGCTACGACTCGCAGGGGAACATCGTGCCCGAGGAGCTCGGCCAGGCGGAGAACGTGATCGAAGCCAGTCGCAACAAGCTGGCGACGGTGACGTTCCTGGAGCACTGGGACGACACCTGGGTTTCCTATGCCATCTGCTGCCAGAACTACGACAACCAGGCGACGGGCTACATCGTCAAGCAGTTCAAGCATCGCTACCCGTTCGGGGTGCCGTACGACTACGCGCCGGGGCTGACGATGAACCACTGGAGGAACAGAAAAGTCGGCTGGGGCATCGGTCGC